CAAATGAAAGCTGAAATAAAAAGAGGCAGCTCTTTTACAGCAGCTCATAAAAAAGCTATGAGAAAAGTAGGGAAATAATGGAAGATCTAATTATTATTGATAAATTAAAAAGAAGAATAAACGCAACCCTAAAATCTATTCAAGACAGTATGATGACTGGGACTATTGACAATATGGAGAAATACAAGTATTTATTCGGACAGGCACAAGCCTACCAAATAGTTTTACAGGAAATCTCTAACCTGCTAAATAACAAGGAGCAAAATGATGAAAAAGGAAACGTTATCGACATCGGAAACACCAAAGGCGGAAGTTCCGAAACACATTAACGCGTTAGAAGAAAAATACAAAGAAATTAAAAAGAACGCACCAGAAGAAAAAGAACCTCTTAATCCAGACAACATTGGCGAAGAATTAATTAAAGAATTACCTGAACCATCGGGCTGGAGATTATTAGTTTTACCATTTACCCCACCAAGCAAAAGTAAAGGTGGTTTAATATATTCTCAAGAAACTTTAGACAAAGCAAGAATTGCAACGACGTGTGGTTACGTTTTAAAGATGGGACCACTGTGTTACACAGAAGAAAAATTTAATACATCAGGACCTTGGTGTAAAAAAGGAGATTGGGTTATCTTTGCTCGTTATGCGGGTTCAAGATTACCAATTGAAGGTGGAGAAGTGCGAATACTAAACGATGATGAAGTGATAGGGACAATCAAAAATCCTGAATCAGTTCTTCATTTCATATAAACAAACATAGGAAGGAACTATGCCAGAAGAAAAGAAAAAAGTGTCAGAAGAATTAGTTGACGTTGGTGAAGCAGAATCAGCAGAAATTAATTTAGATGATAAAGGTGAACCGGAAAAAGTCGAAGCACCTAAAGAAGAAAAATTAGAAGTAGAACAGGTTAAAGAAGAAGAAGTAAAACCTGTTGAAACTAAAAAATCAGAAGAGAACAAAGACGAGTTAAAAGAATATAGTGAAGGAGTTCAAAAAAGAATTTCTAAACTTACTCGTAAAATGAGAGAAGCTGAAAGACAAAGAGAAGAAGCATTAACATATGCTCAATCCATTAAAAGAGATAAAGAACTTTTAGAAAATAAATTTTCTAAACTTGATAAATCTTATGTTTCAGAGTTTGAAAGCAGAGTCACTACAAATATGGCTGCTGCAAGACAAGCTTTAAAAACAGCGATTGAAGCAGCTGATGTTGATGGTCAAGTTGCTGCACAAGAAAATATCGCAAGATTGAATGCTGATGCAGTAAGACTAGCTTCACTTAAAGCAGTGGAAGAACAAGCACCTAAAAAGGTGAATGTAACACCTCAACAAGTGAGACAACCCGATCCGTATGGAAATGTACCAACTGATGCGAAAGCAGAAGCATGGGCAGCTAAAAATGCGTGGTTTGGTAATGATACTGCTATGACTTATACGGCTTTTGATATACATAAGAAGCTCGTAGAAGAAGAGGGATATGATCCTAAATCTGAAGAATATTATACGGAAGTTGATAAAAGAATAAGACTTGATTTTCCGCATAAATTTGATAGAGTAGCGGATACAACTACAGAAAAGGCAAAACCTGCCCAGAATGTAGCATCGGCTAGACGACAAGCCCCTCAAGGTCGCAGAAAAACTGTAAGACTCACACCTTCACAGGTAGCAATTGCTAAAAAATTAGGTGTGCCACTAGAAGATTATGCAAAACAACTAAATATCACGGAAGGAGTATAAGCATATGGAAAATGATAAACAAAAAACTTCACGTGCGAGTCAGACGAGAGTTAAAGAACAAAAGAAAACTACTTGGACTCCACCCTCAACACTTGATGCACCACCCGCGCCAGCAGGTTACAGGCATAGATGGATAAGGGCTGAACTACTTGGTCAAGAAGACACTAAAAATGTCGGAGTTAGATTAAGAGAAGGATTTGAATTTGTGAGAGCAGATGAATATCCAGATCAGCAATTTCCTCACGCTGAAACAGGCAAATACGCAGGAGTCATTGGAGTAGGAGGCCTAGTGTTGGCTAGGATACCTGAAGAACTCGCGCGTCAACGTGAAGCTTACTTCGCGAAGCAAACTCAAGATAGAGATGACGCTGTTAAAAACGATGTATTGAAGGAACAACACCCAAGTATGCCGATCAATAGTGAAAGGCAAACTCGTGTAACTTTTGGTGGTACAAAGAAATAACTATTTTATAGTAATTCCTATCCATCGAGTACATTAACTTAACAAAAAAAGGAAACAAACAATGGCAAACGCAAGCAGCACAGGTTTTGGTTTCAGAAGTACCATGACAGTAGGTAATACTCCTGCTACTCAAGGTCAGTCGGAATACAAAATCAAAAGTGGTACTGCAAAAGGCATTTTTAAAAATGATCCGGTTTCTCTTCAAGACGCAAGTGGAGACCAAGGTTATTTGCAAGATGCAGCGTTTAACGCAACAAGTGATACAGGAGCAGGTGGTCAATCTTTTGACAACTCTGGTCATGCACCTTTAATAGGTGTGTTCAATGGAGCTTTTTATGTAGCAACAACTACATCTAAACCTACTTGGGCAAACTCATTTGTAGGCGGAACAACTTTTGCAACGGACTACAACACAGGCAGCGCTGATGGCATGGGTTTTGTAATCGATAATCCTTCACAGGAATACGTGATCAAAGCAGATGCAGCAGTGACGCAGGCAATGTATGGAGACGCAGGATACAACTGTACTAACCAAGACGGAACATCTAGTCAGGTTACAGACGGTCAATCTTTAGTTAAATTACATATTTCTGGTGGAGCAGCTTCAACTAAAATGGTGAAGTTAGTAAGATCAGCAAATGCGCCTGAAAACAAAGACAACTCTGTAGCAGGATCGAACCAGATAGTTACAATATCTGCAGCATCGAACCTGTATAACGGAAACAACTAATCTAAATAGGAGTATATAAACAATGGCAATATCAAGAGCACAACTAGTTAAAGAACTAGAGCCAGGTCTAAATGCACTATTTGGACTTGAGTACAAACAATATGCTAACGAAGCAGCGGAAATTTTTGATTCAGAATCATCTGACAGAGCTTTCGAAGAGGAAGTAATGTTATCTGGTTTCGCAAACGCAGCAGTAAAACCTGAAGGACAGGGTGTTACTTTTGACGATGCACAAGAAACTTTCACAGCTCGTTACACAAACGAAACAATCGCACTTGCTTTCGCGATCACTGAAGAAGCGATCGAGGACAACTTGTATGACAGACTAGCGTCTAGATATACAAAAGCATTAGCAAGATCTATGGCGAACACTAAACAAGTTAAAGGCGCAGCAGTATTGAACAATGGTTTCAATTCAGCATACGCAGGTGGTGATGGTGTAGCATTATTCGGAAACGATGGTGCAGGTAACACAACTCACCCAACTTTAGCAGGAACATTCAGAAACCAGCTTGCAACAGCAGCTGACTTATCTGAAGCTTCTTTAGAGCAATCTATTGTTGACATCGCAGCGATGACAGACGAAAGAGGTCTAAAAATAGCAGCAAGAGGAATGAAATTAATAATTCCACCTCAACTGCAATTTACAGCGGAGAGATTGATGAAATCTCAAGGCAGACCTGGAACAGCTGATAACGATGTAAACGCAATCAACTCAATGGGAATGATCCCACAAGGTTACGTAATTAATCATTACTTAACTGACACTGATGCGTTCTTCATCAAAACAGATGTACCTAACGGTCTGAAACACTTCGTTAGAGCACCTATCAAAACTACAATGGAAGGTGACTTTGACACTGGCAACGTAAGATACAAAGCTAGAGAGAGATA